CTGATCTTCGTACTAGAGTATTTGAAGCAGAACTAAAAAGGAGAGGAGCAAGTATATGGGACGAAAGAACCACTTCGAATGCGTCGAATGTGATGCCGTCTTCAAAATAAAGTATGATTTAGATGAAGATTATTACAAAGTTCAGCACTGCCCATTTTGCGGCGCTGAGATAGATGAGGATCAACAAGATGAATACGAGGATGATGAATGAATAATATGAACAATTTTAGATGGCATTTGTCTGAGCCAGAGAGTTCTGAACTTTGGTGCTATAATGATGGATTTTTCACTAGCGAAGAATGTGATAAAATTGTTGAATTATGTGAAAAGCATATCGAATTAGATAACGGTAGAGTCGGTGATGCTATTGGAGAAAAAGTTGACGATACAATTAGAAAAAGTAAAATAGGATTTTTACCTATTCTAGAAGATACAGAATGGATTTTTAGAAAATCTACAAGTGTTGTATTAGACATTAATAAAACTTTTTATAACTATGACTTAGAATATTTAGAAACATTACAATATACTACCTATGATCATAACAATGAGTTCTATGGTAAGCATATTGATATGATGTATAAATCCTTCAATTATAGAAAATTAAGTTTTAGTCTACAATTAAGTGATGAGAATGAGTATGAAGGCGGTGATCTAATTTTACATACTGGAAGTGATACTGTTATGCCTAAGAAAAAAGGTATGATGGTATTATTTCCTAGCTGGACATTACATGAAGTAACACCTGTTACTAAAGGTCATAGAAAGGCGCTTGTAGGCTGGGTGTGTGGTCCTAGATTTAAATGAAACCCTGTCCAAAATGTGGTATTGAGCATAATAAATCTGGAAAATTTTGTTCCAGAAAATGTGCCAATTCTAGATCTTGGACAGATGAGCATAAGCAAGTATTTTCAGAAAGACAAGCTGCCTATATGGCAAGTGAAAGAGCAGAGGGTCACAAGGTAAAACGCGCTATTCAAATGGAAATGATGGCTAAGGCAGGCAAATCATTTAACTCCAAAGCAGTAGAAGATCCTGAAGATGTAATGACAAATCCAGATGATTATTACTTTGCCCCGCCTTTTGACCCAGGCAGAGGATATGATGTAGATGATGGTGCAGTGTGGGAGGAGGTTGACCGTTAATAAATACTGTTTTGAATGGTATTTATATGTGGTTTTATAATAACGAAGTATTTACTGATCCTGGCGAATATTATGGATTCGTGTATCTAATAGAGAATCTTGCTAATGGTAGAAAGTATATAGGCAAGAAACTTTTCATATTTACCAAGACTAAAGTAGTCAAAGGTAAGCGCAAAAAAATAAAATCCCCTTCTGACTGGCAAACATACTGGTCATCATCTGATGAATTAAAATCGGATGTTGCTAAATTGGGTGAACATAATTTTCGAAGAACTATACTGCATCTTTGTAAAAATAAAGGTACGTGCAATTACTTGGAGGCTCGTGAGCAATTCGAAAGAAGAGTTCTGGAGACTAATGAATATTATAACGGCTGGATAAGTTGTAAGATAGGTAAGACCCAAGTGAAATTGGTGTAATCTTCATCTAATCTTCATCTTAAAATAGCCTCTTTTTAGGTAAATATTATTGTGACATATTTTATAGGAGATACCATGAAAAAATTATTAGCTGTTTTACTTTTCCCATTTCTATCATTAGGAACACATGCATCAGAAATTACAGGTGCTGGTGCGACCTTTCCTTATCCCATTTACGCTAAGTGGGCTGAAGCATATCACAAAGCCACAGGCAATACTTTAAATTATCAAAGTATTGGTAGTAGTGGGGGCATTCGTCAAATCAATAACAAAACAGTTACTTTTGGTGCGTCAGATGCTCCAGTCAAAGGAGAAGATCTTGATAAACTTGGACAATTACAATTTCCAGCTATCATTGGTGGTACTGTACCTGTCATTAACTTGGATGGATTCAAGCCCGGTGAACTTCGAATTACAGGACCTGTCATGGCAGAAGTTTTTATGGGAAACATTACCAAATGGAACGACCCAAAACTACAAGCATTGAATCCAGGTAAAAAGTTACCGGATATGAATATCACAGTTGTTCATCGTGCTGATGGGTCGGGCACCACATTCAATTGGACAGACTACCTGACTGTGATTAGTCCAGAGTGGGAAAAGCGTGTAGGTCGTGGAGCAGCAGTAAAATGGCCTGCTACAAGTTCAGTAGGTGGCAAAGGCAATGAAGGTGTAGCTGCTAATGTAAATAGAATCAAAGGTAGCATAGGTTATGTGGAATATGCCTATGTCAAGAAGAACCTTATGAATTTTATGCAACTGCAAAACAAATCAGGTAACTTTGTTAGCCCAGATGACACGACATTTGCAGCGGCTGCTGTAGGTGCAGACTGGTTCAGTGTTCCGGGTATGGGACTGAGCATTGTAAATCAGGGCGGCAAAGAAACCTGGCCTGTTACTACAGCAAGTTTTATTATCATGTATAAAGATCCTGCTGATAAGAAAGCTAGTCAAGAAGCAATAAAATTCTTTGACTGGTCTTTTAAGAATGGTGCTAAATTAAGCGCTGAGCTAGACTATGTGCATCTGCCAGAACTATTGCAAAATCAAATTAGACAAAAAGTTTGGAGTCAAATAAAATAAATGCATTATAAATCAATCTTTATATCTGATGTTCATTTGGGTAGTAAAGGTTGTAAAGCAGATATATTAGTTAATTTTCTTAAAAATAATTCAGCGGAAAAACTATATCTAATAGGAGATATAGTCGATGGTTGGAAGATGCAACAAAACAAGTGGGCCTGGAAACAGTCCCACACCAACGTTGTACGTAGGATTTTAGGGCATGCTAAAGCAGGCACACATGTTTACTACATAGCAGGAAATCATGATGAATTCCTGCGGCCTATGATACCTTATGGTATTTCTTTCGGCAGAATAGAAATAGCAAATCAATATTCCCATAAAGGTATAGACGGTAAGACATATTTAGTTGTTCATGGGGATTTATTTGATGGTATAACTAGACTTACACCATGGATAAGTTTCTTAGGAGACAAAGCATATGACTTATTACTTGTTCTCAATACCTCCTTCAATCGCTGGAGACATCGATTTGGTTTCGGTTATTGGAGTCTTAGTCAATTTCTTAAGCAACGTGTCAAACGAGCTGTCGATTTTATATTTCATTATGAGCGCAATCTTATTGACTATTGCCGTAAGCGTGGTTTTGACGGAGTTATATGTGGACACATCCACAAAGCAGAAATAAAATTAATAGATAATTTAGTTTATATGAATGATGGTGATTGGGTAGAATCATGTTCAGCTCTTGTTGAACATTTGGACGGTCGTTGGGAAATCATATACTGGACAAAGGAATTACAAGATGTGGATATTATTTCTAATAGTAGTGAACATGTATGATCCTAATGATATTCCCGGTAGAATACAATTGCAGTTTAAAGATCAACAAAGTTGTGAATTAGCACTACAGAATATGACATATTGGGTAAAATTTCCTTGGTTTAAAGTGGAGGGTCGTTGTGAAAAAAATACTAATAGTAACCGATAATCTACCAAATCAAATCAATGGCGTCGTTACGACATATAAAAACATTGAAACGCATGCGATTCGTGATGGTTATCATTTTGTTTATATTACTCCCAATGAGTTCAGCTACTTTGATTGTCCTGTGTACAACGAAGTCAAGATTGCCTTACCACGGTCTATGGGGCAGAAGATTGAGGAGATATGTCCGGATTATATCCATATCGCCACGGAGGGTCCTGTTGGTTTGTGGGCTAGAGCATATCTTACAAAATACAATTATAGCTATAATACTGCTTATCATACTAAATTTCCTGAGGGACTCAAAACTCTTATTGGGCTTCCTGAGCGTCTAACTTGGCGCTATATTAAATGGTTTCATAAACACACTGGAAAGGTATTAACTACCACTGAAACTATGGTTTCACAGTTAAAAGAACACGGGCTAATAGCAGATATAGTTTCCTGGACCAGGGGCGTGGATAGAGAAATTTTTAATTCTTCGCAAAGACAAAATAACCTAGATAAAATCAACTTAGTATGTGTTAGTAGGGTAAGCAAGGAAAAAAATTTAGATGAGTTTTGTAAATTACAATTTCCAAATTCACATAAAATTTTAGTAGGCGACGGTCCATACAGAGAAGAGTTGGAAGAAAAATATAAAGATGTTGAATTTGTAGGATTTAAGACAGGTAAAGAATTGGCTTATTATTACTCTAATGCGGACGTGTTCGTATTTCCTAGTAAATGGGAAACTTTTGGTATTGTAATGATAGAAGCTATGGCATGCGGTACTCCCGTAGCAGCGTATCCTTGCCAAGGTCCAATGGAGGTTGTAGATTATGGCAAAACAGGATTTTTAAATAATAATTTAAATGAAGCTATAGAAAATTGTTTAAATTTAAACAGATTTGATGTTGAGGCATTAAGTTTAAAATGGTCTTGGGAAGAAGCTTGGAATATTTTTAGAAATAACTTAACACCTATAAGGGGAAGATAAAATGATGAGATTAGAATTAAGCACAGATAATTTAGATGTAAATTTTGAATGCACAGATTTGCATGCAAATGATTTAGTTCTATTGGATGCTATAAGAGAATTAGTAGCTCAATTAGAAGAACACGAGGGTGTTACTTTATCAATAGTTTCAAAAAATGAACAAAATAATGACTGGAATGAGCCAGAAAACACAGAAAACGACGTCTAAGTATATAAATAATAAGACAACAGGAGAAGGTATGCTCTATTTAACTAACCAACCACGCAGTATTAGCAAAGATCATGGCACAATGCCAGAGCCATTTGCCTATACAAATTCATGGGAGATGCGAGGGTAGGTTGTAATTAGAGAAACCATATACACCAAAAACCCTCGATACCCAAAAAGTTCGAGGGTTTTTTCATTTTGAATAACCGAGCATTTGACTCGGGTATCTTTAGGTGTTATTATGTGGTTGTTGTAGCAAAGATGTTGTAGCAAAGTGTTAATTTTTGAAATACCCGAGCATTTGACTCAGATTACTTCAGATGTTAATATAAGACAAGTTGACGATACGTCGTTGATTGTATATAGTTCATTAACAATTTAGCGTACCAATACCAGGTTAGCTCAGAGGTAGAGCAGTGGATCGATAATCCATTGGTCAGTGGTTCAATCCCACTACCTGGTACCATATTGAAGCACATTCTAAAATCCCGTGGGACGTTTTTAAAAGTAAACGTTAATCCTGTAGAGGGCGTAATAATAGGGATAGTCGCACGTGAGACCCGTGGCAGAGTGTGCTTCAATATGGTAATAAGGGGGATTAGTATAGTTGGGAAAACACCGCGCTTGCACCGCGGAGTCATCGGTTCGATGCCGTTATCCTCCACCAAAGAATTTGGTCTGTTAGTATATCGGTTAGTATAGCGGCTTGTCACGC